GTTGCTAATGTAAATCATAAAGTATCTATGAATTCAGTTTATGCCCGACGAAAAACAATATCTGAGGCTTCCCATAATGGTTGTCGGAGTTCCTCAAACATTTCATGTCGGTCAGCATCATCATAATGGAATCGATCAGCTTGATCTGCCGCATAATCAGCAAGTGCAGTGAAGAAGTTTTCAAGGGCTTGACCATTCATCTCGTCCAGCATTTTGTATATTTCAATCTTACTCATAATTACACTTTCTTTACGTAAACCACACCATCGATTGTCATTTCATTTGGGAATTGAGACACAGGCTCTTCTGTATCCCTATAGACCTCTGTATCCCTATAGACCCTTGCGTCACCATAGACCTGTTCATTATCATAGACCACTGCGTTCCAAGAGACCACTGCACCCCCAGAGACCCTTGTGTCACCATAGACCCTTGTGTCACCATAGACCAATGCGTCACCATAGACCTGTGCATTATCATAGACCATTGCGTTCCAAGAGACCACTGCGTTCCCAGAGACCACTGCATCCCCAAAGACCTGTGCATCATCACAGACCACTGCGTTCCCACAGACCACTGCATCCCCAAAGACCACTGCATCCCCAAAGACCTGTGCATCCCCAGAGACCTCTGAATCCCCATAGACCAATGCGTCCTCATAGACCCTTGCGTCCTCATAGACCCATGCGTCCTCATAGACCCATGCATCACCTTTATGACTCAGGTTCTTCTCGGACTCGATGTATCCCCCAAGGTCACCTTTCTTTACGTCGCCAAAGTCCCGCAGGGCTTTGATGCGTCGGAGGTTTGGGTTGTCTGGATGGGCTTCGTTCGTGATTTCGTATTTCATAGTGTTGTTTCTCATTACGGAAATCATACTAGACCATTTCTGGATTCCCGTCAACCCCTAAGAGCACTTTTTTTCACTTTTTTTACGTTACCGTTAAAGGTGTTGGTAATCAACGACTTACGAAGATTTTTGTGCGGCTTTTCTGGTTCTCCTCGCAGGTTTTTTGGATTTTTCGGCTGCTTTCAACTCAGCTTCCTTGAGGAGAGCTTGGAGGTTTTCAAGATGGGCTTGCCTCTTTTCAAGACGTTCAAGAACCTCTTTGGTCCCCATCCAGAGATCCTTATTATCCAGCACGGACTTGATTTCATCCTGAGTCAAGAAACCATCGTATGCATCATGAAGAAGATTCTCGCTCCACTTACGCTCATGAACAATGTTGTCATACATCTCTCCACCCTTACCAAGAGAACCACCAGAGTAATTGTGAATCATGAACATCGCATGAGGAGAGACTTCATATTCATGACCCATCAGGAAGAGCAGAGTTGCAGCAGACATGCAAGCACCTTCAACGGCAATTTGAATTGTTGCCTCTGTCTCAGCAAGGACATGAACAAATTGAATTGCAGTCCAGAGGTCACCACCGGGAGAGTTGATGTGAAGCTTTACTACATCAGTTGCATTTGCATTTCGAATCGTATGAAACCACTCAGTATATTCGTCAGCAGATTCAATTGCTCCAGTAACGTAGAACTCATGAACATGACCATAGGTGTAACTAAAGTTGTTACTCTGACGCTTATTAATGAGGTCTGCAACTGGATTAGATATATCAGAATTATTCATCATTTGAATTACGGGACTGTTTCTTATCTAGGCGTCTTTGGCGATCAAATTTGTCATATGAATCGTCTCGGCGGGTCTTATCGCGCTTTTTGTTCTTCCATTTATTGTATCTTGGATTACTCATTGATCAATGTCATTGGTTGTGTGTTCTTCTCTTCAAGTTCTTTGGTCATGATATAGTCTCTGACTATCCCACTACGACAAATGTCTTCCCAACCAAAGCGAATGTGCTTGAAGTAGTTCATCTTCTCAAGGATTGTCAGGAACTTGTTGATACCTTCTCTCTCATTGTTTCGAATGAAGTCAGACTGGTAATAATCACCCGCAAAGATAATGCGGCTACCGTCACCGATACGAGTGATGACTGAATCCAACTCATGAAAGTTGCAGTTTTGCATTTCATCCACAATTACAATTGAATCTCTGAGAGTGATACCACGAATGTAACTTGTGGTCATGAAGCGAATGATATCATGTCCAGACAAGGTAGCCCATGCCTTTGGGTCACCATAGAGTTCATTGACAATTCCCTCGTAAGGTGTGGTATATGCCGCTTCCTTTTCCTTTTGTGAACCGGGAAGGAATCCCATATCACGGGTGGGAACAACAGAACGAACAATGATGACCCTTTTTCGATACTGTGACTCCTTGGATTCAGATAGTGCTTGGTGAAGGGCAATGAATGTCTTACCGCAACCAGCAGCACCAGAAAGAACCATATTGTATCCTTTCTCATAGTAACGAAAGAAGTCCTCCTGACCCTGAGAAAAAGGAGAGATATCAATCAACCTCTTTCTCCAAGAACCAGCGGATGCTCTCCCACTACTCTTAGTATCCACCGACTGTTTTTTTGGTGCCATCTTTTAGTTTGTTTGGGTGTGCTCTCTGGATTTGCTCCATGCGATTTATGAAGTCGCTTCCTGCTCCCTGTCTTGCTCTTTGCTGAATAGTCTTTGCTCCAGCATAGGACATATAAGGGGCAGCAATACCACGCTTCACTGAATGTGCTGCACACTGAGGGCAGGGTCTTTCGGTTGGAATGTCACGGTTAATAATCTGATTGTTTTCTTCAAATTCATAACCGCATTTTTCACAGTGATAGTCGTATATCATTTTGAAATCATGCTTTCAAGTTTGCCAACAGCATCAATGAGCCGTTTAAGTTTTGCTTGGTAGAAGGGTATGTTTTCATGATCATCATCTTTCTCAAGGCGACGAATATAGTGTTGAGTTTTCTCCAAATCCTCTTTGAGACGTTTGAGTTGTGATAGAACCATAATAACCAGAGCCTTTGCTACGCTGGCATTATTTATTCCTTCTCCTGAATCAGAGTAGGAAAGGCACGACTCACCAAGGCAGGAGTCAATGCCGAATACAACTTGTTCAGCTTCTTGTCCTTAATGGCAATAATAATGTCAGCATCCTTGTGATGCATTGCCTCTAGCATCTGAATGAATTTAATTTCTTTTCTTGCTCTTGGGAGTTTGGATTGCTTGACCAAATGCTTGAGTTCCTTGATAAGTTTATCAATACGACCAGCACTGAACTCAGGAGGATTCTTATCCTTCTTGTAAGGCGCATCTCCTTCAGGAAGGTCAAACTCAATCCAATTATTAAAGTTAACCTGAAGGATAGTCTTGAGAGTAAACGATTCATTTTCCTTGAGAACCGCGATACGGTCGCTCATGGCACGAACTCCCTGAACCTTCTCAAAGATTTCGTGGGGGAACAGCTTTAGTGGGTTAACGGGTTTTCTTTTCATATTATTTTGAGTAGAAGTCTTGAGCACATTCAATCAGCATATTACAACGCTTTTCAATCAGATACCCAAAGATTTTTCCATTTTTCTTGTTTGCTTCTGAAGTATATAGAGAGTCAATCTCTTCACGAATCTCATTAGGAGTGTGATTCAAATCGATCATCTTGTTGTTCCTACAGTAGTTTCGATAGGTGTTCTGATTCATCACCTCACTCAGTTTGTCTCGCTCCTGATACCATTCCTGAATCTTTGACGAACGAAGTGGGCGTTGCCTTCCATTCTCCACAAAGGTATCGTCGTCACTCAGGACATTTGGAACACCATCGCCACTGTCACCCTTACATATATGTTCAAAGAGATAGAAGTCAGGATTCTCAGTAGTGATGAAGTCACGCTTTATTGGTGAGAACTGCTTGACGTTCTTGTATCGATGGAGTTGCAGAAAGTCCTTGTCACCTGAGACAATGAGAACAGGTTCGTTCTGACCAAACTCTTGTGTCTTCTCTACCAGATGACCAATGATATCATCTGCCTCTGCTCCATCAACATGAAGAACACGGTATGGAAAGTTCTCACGAATCTCTTCACGAATCAGAGAGATGAGATCAAAGAGTTTACCCCAATCCAGAGGAGAAGCATCACGAGTTTTCTTACGTGCAGCTTTGTATTGAGGAAAGACTCGCTTTCTCCATGAGGATGAGTCGCAGGCAAGGATGGTCTCACCATACTCTTCACGAAACTGTGTGTTGAAGGAGCGAATACGATTCAGAATCATGTGTCGAATCAGTCCCTCTTCAATCTGTTCTGGGGCATCCTGAGAGAAGATTGCTGCCACTGCGATACCGCTATAATCAATGATTTGCATGACGACAATTATACACTATTTCAAGATTCTGTCAACATCTTCTTTTGGGCGTATTTTGCTAGGTGTTTCTTGGTTATCTTGAGTGAAATCCAAGAATTGTAGTATTCCTTGCTCAGAAGAACCCCACGGTCAATCTGCTCCTTGGCTTCCAGATAGGAACATTCAGACTTGCTGGAACACAGGTGAAGAATCTCTCTTTTAAAATTTGAACTTCCAGCAATGTCAATATCTTTCTTCAATTCATCATTGGAACCCCAATAGTCTCGCCAATTCGATTCATGCAGTTGTCGCTTCTTCTTCCCCTTGACTTGACGAGTTATCATTGACCAGAAAAACTTCTTCCCCACATATTTCCTCCCATCGATCAAATTGGTAATGAGATACACAAACCCATACAAATCCTTCCTCTCAGGAGTCTCGATAAAAGACTCATTGAGATACGTCCATTCAGGGGTATTGACAAGACTTGACATTTGGTTTATAATTGAATTGAGTTCAGTTTCAAGGGGGGCTAGGTTAGATTAATGTTCTTATGTGTCTCTTTCCAATAGGTCCAGTCCAGTGAATGATTTTCTTTGAGTTGCTATCAACTCCATACTTTAAGTCGAGTCGTAGCCACTGATATTCCATAGGCATTGGATTCACACGATCTTTCGAATCACCAATGATTGAATAGAGGACTTCTTGGTCTCCTCGTTTTCTTTCTTTACGACATTGAGTTGCCCACTCTTTAAGGATCATTGGTTTGCCCTTTACGACAATGACACCAGTTGCCCAATATGCTCTTCCTCTTCGCTTTGCCCAATGGTCAGGAGTAAGTCCAATCTTTTCTGTAATGGCATAGTCAAAGATCTCAGGACAAGGTGCAACTACTTCACAATCAATATCTATCCAACAAGTTTTCTCGTATGGCGAGAGAAGAACTGCGTCAGGTTTCAAGAACCAAGACTTATGTTCTGGCTTCCAGAATCCAGTAAGGATTTCTACGCCACTTTCTGCTGCAACCTCGATTCCCTTTTGCGATAAGCCAAAGTCAGCAACCACAATGGGGATTTCGGGCATGTGGTTTTGAATGTTGGATATGCACCAAGGCAACATCCACTCAAAATTTGAATCACATCCAGTGAGAAAGCATCTATCGGATAAAGAGGACATCTTTGTTCTTTCTTGCTATCTGCTTATACCCATATGACTTCATCAGAGAAAGACACTCTTTATTCTTTTGAATATCTTCTTTTGAAAGTCGATTTCTGAACGTGCAGTTGAAAATCTCAAGAACTATCGCTGGTCTCTCCCTGTCAATGGTTTCCTTTGCCCCCTCAAGGAATTCAAGTTCATGACCTTCAATGTCCACCTTAATGAAGCTGATGTTTTTGATGTTTAGGTCATCCAGTTTTACAAATTCAACGATTGCAAACCCATGATCGTCTTTGTTTATCTTATTAAACTGCCCTTGTCCCCTTACGGCTTCAAGATGAGAATCAGATGATGGAAAGTTGATTGCCATTTCCCCAGCCGAATTCGACAACGCAAGTTTCTTCAATTCAACATTGTTAAGATCGTTTACACGAACCAACTCTTTGAGAATTTCTTGATTGATTGCAACAGGTTCAAAACCAATAACATGGACCTTACCTCCATGTAATCTTGAGAATGGGAGAATCTTTGATCCAATATTTGCACCAACATCGAGAATGACTGTGTTTGGTTTGCTATACTGTTCTGCCCACTTATCAATCCACGGTTGATACTCACCAAGATTCTCTAGGGCTTTGATGATGTCTTTATCAGAAGACCTATCATAAATCTCTTGTGGAACAACGTATAGACCTGATGGTGTTGAAATCTGTTTCATAGTAATGCTCTGATTTGGGCATAAAGTTCGTCAATTGATATACAGACTTTACTTATACCTCTCAACCAGTCTCGCATCAAATCTTCCTTCGGCATCTTGACATTTTCAATATCAGAAATTGTAGACGAACAAACAGGAGAAGCAACGCAAGAACGCAAAGTGATTGTTGGAATACCACAAAGTATTGATTCAAGACCTGCCACGCTTCCCCAACTGACAGTGCAATGTATATCACCTACCTCTAGTCTTTTCCAAAATTGATTCTTAATGAATCGCTCTCTTGCTCCTTTTGTGGGAAATCCTCGAAACTCAATTTCCCGATCTGTATATTTTCGTATCTCCTGAGTTATCTCTTCTGAGAGCACATTGATATCAATATTGTGATAGGTGCAAGCGACATGACCCGGTAGAGCAACAAGTATCTTATTGCCCCTTTTGAATTTAACTGGAGAAACACCTAGATTTCTAAGACGGTCATCACTGTTGTATCGTATAAAGTCGCAATGTTGAATATCATTAGGAACAAGGCGAAACCACTTCTTGTATTTTGCATAACCAGATGTTTGAAATGGTGCATTGACATTGCCGAGATATGCTGAGTCTAGTGTGTAGAAGGGTCTTCCGACTCTCCAGCACTCTTTGATTACTTCCATTTTTTGAGGGCAAGCACCAAACATCACAATAGGATCATTTGATTCATGCACACGTTCTGGCGGGAAGTCATCCTGCTTCGTTAAAGGATGACTCAGATGAGTGGCAATCTTGTGTATCCGAGAACCTTTGTTGCCAAGTAATATCATAGGTAATTCTTCACTCCCTCTTTTATGTAGTCCCAATACAGACCCGATTCAACTTCCTCGATTGTGAAGTGTGTCTTTTTGTATTTGCGTAAAAGACCTTCTGCATCATTCGTTGTCTCTTCTTCGTATGATTTTGGGGAGAAGTTATATGCAAATGCAGATGGATGTGACACAACGGTTCTCTTTCCCATGACAATAGACTCACAAGATGCTGATGAGCTACTGAAGATATGAGTTGCTTTATTTGAAGATAGCGACTCCATAAACGTCCCCTTTTGTGGAAGCAGAAAGTTTACTTTTGGAAACTCGTTCTTGATCTTATCGTAGTAAATGTGGTCAACTTCTCGGGTAAAACTCCTGAAAGTCCTTCTTGCCTTTGCTGATGTGTTGCCGGGGTGAACTCGTATGGTGATATGAGTTGCTTTTAGATCACGAATCAATTCATATGCCCACTTAAATTGGTCTACGCCACAACGACCATAACCCCCCAGACGATTCAAATTGATGACGACCAAACCATCTTTAGTCTTCTGTGGTTTACTAATTTTCAAATTTGAAAAAGCATTGTTTCTTTCTTCGGGTATATTCTCTAGGAAATACTCAGCTTCATGGTCATATACTGAACGAAACGGAAAACGAGCGACATACATTTCGCCATTCAAATCTTTGAGAACATCATTCTCAAAGAAGAATAGGTTCTTGTTTCCATTCATGAATATGTTCTTTCTATATTGCATGTATGGAATAAGGTCATCTTCTGGTGCGTGTAAGTCAACAAAGGAGAACATTAGACCAATGTCCGATTTAACATAGTCAATATCATTTGACTCTACAACAGAAACGCCATGTTTTTGTGCGCCAGCAATGAATGCATTTATCCCACCAACCTTATGTTTATGATATAAAGCTTTATTGGGTATTGTTCTTTTGTAGACTACAAGTTTCAAATCAATGGAGAGACATATGTTGCAGTTTCATGATCTTGGGTAAGAGATTCTTAAATTCATTCATACTGAATTCATTTGATGCTAATGAACCAACCCATCGATTAAAGCGGTCATCATCTGGGTAGTATATATCATCAAGTGACTCATACACTTTATCTATGCACCCAGATACTGGATTCGATAAGCTAAACGAATCTGATATGACGGGAACCCCATGTTTTAATGAGTCTAGTCCAGTTAGTGATTGTGACGTAACAGTGAGACAGGCATTGTCCAACATAGATTCAAACGGGATACTTTTTTTTGCTCTATCCTGATAGGTTCTTACTACAAAAGGTTTACCTAAAGGCTCAAGGTTTCGCTTCACCTTTTCAAGCCAGTCTGAAATTTTAAAGCCATGACTAACCGCAATATATTCGGATGGAACCACTACAAGTATGTAATCCCCACCCGGTTTTCTATGCACATATTCAACTCCAGTATCTCCAACAATTTGTTTGGTGATGCAACTTAAACGGGTATTGTTTATAGTAAACGAGTATTTGGCAGACTGTTTGTTAATATCACGTTTATAGCGAGAGTATAGATATCCATTATCCACATAAATGAAATTGATTTGTTGTTGTAGCAACTTATTAATGATAGGGCAAACTCCAAAATGCCCAAACATAAAGTATATTGCGTCTTTTTTATAGTCTAAGTTTGGATGTGCATTCCAAGTTGCGGCTTTTACAAGTGGAGTATTGGGGGTTATTAGTTTGGTCTCCTTAGCACCACTGAGGCGTAGAAAACAGTTTACTAGTTTTAATTTTCTGCTTCTTTGATTTGAATTTGCTAAAGCGATTAGTTTCACTCAGGCAACATCTCCTTATAGTATTCATACCACTCTTCTGAGTAGTCAGTATCACGAAACTCCTTGAACCAAGGTCCACCCTCAGTGTAGTGGATGTTATGAACATCAGATTTGGTTTCATACTCACCAGCAAGCCAGTTCCATTCCAGAGGAATGTCCCCGATTAGTTTCTCTGATTCCAACCATTTGAATTGATGTAGTTGCAATCCAGTGGCAGTATTCACATACTCAGGAGTCAGATTAAAACACTTCTCGCAGTTCATGAGCATGAAGGATGACCAGTTCTTCTTCTCATACTTGGTCTGAATCTGTCCAAGAAACTTCTTCTCTGACTTGGGAGTATAATCATGCTTACAGACTTGAATTGCATACTTGTCATCACGCAAGTCCCATAGTTTTGAAATGTCTGAAACCGTGAGCATATCACAATCCATAAACAGTGCCCACCCCTTGTAGTTCATCAGGTGGGGGATCATGAATCGACTGAATGAAAACTCAGTAGATGAGAGTGCATTGCGCTCCCGTGTGAAGACATCATGGAGGTTGTTCAGTGCAATGGGAGTTATCGCAAGAGGCTTGGTGCTGTTCTTAATCAGACTCCATGAAAGAGTGTTGTAAGCCGCCCGTTCCTTGCTATCAAATCCAATGAATATGTTGATCATATCTTTTCATTTACAAAGACCATGCCAGTATCGACCATGAAGGAGATACCTTTCTCCCTCATTGTTTTTGCAATTGGCATGGTGGAGTTGCTTCTAAGTGATTCTGTTAAGTTCTTTGATTGGTAAAGATGATACTCTTTAAATTTATCTATCCAATAAGATGCTTCTTGGCAGTTGACATGGTGATGCCCCTTTTTACCCGGCAAAGCATGAGTCATAACAACATATTTGCATCTTTTCATGATGTCTACGTAGTTTGGTATATAATGCTCATCTACGTGTTCTACAAACTCAACACACCAACAAACATCATACAAGTTAAGCGGAAGTTCCTTCACGGTCCCTTTGGTGAAATCATGAATAATGAATTTTGATTCATCAAATCTTTTGATGGTGAAGTCGCCATCAATACCAACAACATGATTAAATCCAACTTCTAATGCCTCTTCGACCATTCCACCGGGACCACATCCAAGGTCACATAATGACTGGCATTGCAATTCATTACGTAACCATGTTAAAGCTCCTCGGTCAATATGAGTTCTATTAAAATGACCTCCTAGATGTTTTTCTAGTTTAGATCCATCCATATCTTTTCTTGACTTCTTCATAGCACTTCATTAGATGATTTATAGGTTTGAACGAAAGAATTTCCTTTTTGCTCCACTGCGTATAAGAAAGGTTATGTAGCCATTGTGTTCTATCGAATTCAACAATATCGTCTTCGATGCTTGAGAGATCATGATTAGAAACCTCCCACGCCATACAAGATGGGCAAATAGACCAAGTTGGGATTCCTTCACAAACACTTTCTGTCAATGTGTTTGATGACATTCCCACCACGGCAAAGGCTCCAGCAAAATCTTCATACAATCCTGTTCCTCCCCACCCTTGTTCCTTTCTGTAGACCCCATCATAATTAGAACTTATCTCCAGCCCATTAATTTGAAGTCTATTGATAAGATCAAGTTGCTGCTGAATAAAAAAAGGGGTGATGGGGTGGAGCCTTATTCGTATCTTTCTGTCAGTGTGTCTTCGTATCTCCCTCAAGGCTGAATCCAAATATCTAAAGTATTTCTCTGCACTATATTCCCCTCTCTCCCATGCTATCTTCATTAAGGCACTATCTTCTGGCTTTTGGAGAATGAATAGAATATACCCATCATCTGGACGATACCAATCCTTGATGTCAATATTAAGATCCTCCTTAATTTTATTCCATCTATCC